CTTCAATTCCCGGCTGAATGATGTTGCATCGACCGCAACGTCATTAAACATCTTTCCCGGCCTGGATGCTGTTTTTATTTGCCTTTCAATGTAATTTAATGGCGGCAAATCATATCCCGGTTCATCAAATCCAATATCGCGGGGATGATCGAACATAATACACCATGTTGATAACCACGCGTAAAATGATTCTTTTGCGTGTCCTTTCAAACGGTAATTATTCATACCCTCGTCGCGAACAAACCATTTAGACCGCATATCCTGGCTATCCAACACGCCTAAAAATTCGGAGTGATTGCCATATTCATTCAGGTCGTTTGGGGACGGCGTTGCGCTGCATGGTAATTTGAATGGCGTGCGCAAAAAAGTATCCATTAAAAACTTTTTAGTTTCACCTGTAAAGTTTTTAAGGATACTGCTTTCATCGAGTATTACGCCGGAAAATTCATCAATAAGATATAGAAATAGATGTAATGAATCGTAATTGATCGCCCAAATATGGCAAGACAGCAGGTCCTCTTTTGTGATCCCTTTATAAAGCTCCCGAACTTCATAACCAAATTTAGGCGCTTCATCCTCAATCGTTTGACCAATTACAGCAAGCGGGGCCAAAAGAAGTACAGGCATTCCTGTGTGCTTTGAAACTTGCGTACCCCATTCCAGTTGTTGGATTGTTTTACCTGCACCTGGTGGCTCAAACAATCCGAAACGGCCATGAAAAAGTGCCTTTTGTACTGAAAATTTTTGAAACCCCTTTAACATTGGGTTAAGTTGCTCAAGTGAAATATCAAATCCTGTAGGAATTGCTTTTACTTTTTTACTTTCGAGTAAGTCGGTGTAATCCATATAGTTACGCTATTAATATTGGCATCAACAAACATAAATTTTTCTTATCCGGATTAACATGCCGACTACCGTCGGTAATAATCATAGCCCGGCGTGGTGTGCTGAATGAAAACCATACTTCATCAGTTGACATTGAGTTAAGTATTTCAAGTAAAAACTCTCCATTGGCCCCAATTAGCAATTCCTGACCGTTAGCCATTGCGCCTGGTATGGTTTCACTGGCCTCCTCTGAATAGTCGATGTTTTCAGCTGTTATGTGCATCAGGTCCGTGCAGATATTCAGTTTTACCAACTTGCCAATGTCACTAAATGGTAAAACCCGCTTAAGCGAATTAATTAATCCAGATCGTGAAGTTACAAAATCAGTGTCATTGTCAATGGGCGTTACGGCTAAATAATCAGGAAATTTTTCGTCTATCAATAGCAACGTGGCCCGTATCAGCCCCCAACTAATTGATAATGCCGACTTACTTATCGATAGAGACAAATCACCAACCGGATTAAGTGCAATTATCTGCTGCAATGCCTTTTTAGGGATGATAAAATTGGCATCAAAATCAAGTTCTGATTGTGCCGTACAGGTTGATACCATATTAAAATCAAGTGCCGTACAAGTCACCTTTCCTGGCTCAATTCGCACGTTTACTCCCGTTGCCGATGGCCTCAATTGATCTTCCGAAACAGCGAACATGACACGGTTAACCATTTGCAATAATGCACCGGCCGGCAAAGTAAATTCGCGCGGGTCGATATTTGATATTTTAGGAAAATCTTCGCCTGGTTCGCACGGGATTGAACATTTGCCGTGGGCGCCTTTGATAAGTAGGTGTAGTTCTATCTGTTCCGGAGACTTTATAAATTCTGTTTCGGTATGGGGATTGATTGCCATTTCAGCCGGAATTATATTTTTCTCAATCTCGAAAAGCAATAACTCGTTCACCGACTTAGCAATATAGTCCTGCAATTTACGGCCTGGTATACAGATGCGAAAGTCCTGAATTGAAGTATTAATTTCGATTTCAGTGGCAATAACTATCCGCATATCGCAAGCCTCAATTTGAAGTTTTCCGGGCGATATAACGAATAAAAACATTTCGTTAATGGGAATAATTTTACTATCGCCTAATGCCTTTGAGCAGATGGATAGTGCTTTGTTTAGCGTCGATTGCTGGACGGTAAACGATGGGTTTGTTGTGGGTTTTTTGGCCATCTTATTTTAGTTGGTATTTATGAATGTGTGTTGCGGTGTTAACCACTGATTGCATTTTTCCTTTTAAATACACCCTATCAATACCATCGTATTCAGGGCCTTTTGCTATTCCCTCTGAAATGGCGTGAAGTTTTTTTTCAACCTCAAATATTAGGTCGCGTATTTCGGTTGCTTTCATTACATGAAGTTGTATGAGCGGTTTCTTATTTCGGTTAATTTGTTTTGGAAGTCGGAAAGCGTTATGCATTCGGCGAATTGGGCAACGGTGTATTCGGTGTTAAGTTTTTCGATATAGGCATCCGGTGCCTCATAGTTTTCAAGCGCATAATTAACTTCCGTTTGCGCAGCATCTTCTGCCATTTTTAAGATGGAATTAATCATTTCATCTTTTCTTTTATCAACAGGAAGCGTTTTTATCCTGTCCATTTCAGCCTCAATTTCCTCGACTGTCAGGTCAATGTCTACTTTCATATTTATATTATTTAATTCTGTTTAAGTTGGCAAACTCGCCATGTAATTCAATTGCTTTTTTATTATATGCTAAAGCAGCATCTCGTTCTGAATCAAAACAGCCTAAATGAATAGTAATTCCATTTGATCTAACCCTACTAAAAAACTTATTCTTTTTAGATTTTGGTATAGCAGAAACACCCAAATATTGAGAACTTGATCCTTTGGCAGATGTTCTATTTCTTACATTTTGAGTATCAGTAGCCGCTCTTAAGTTTTCAATTCTGTCATCGGTAGTAATATGATTTTTATGATCAATCAATTTGGGTAAATATCCATTATGATACAGAAAAATAATTCTGTATCTAAAATATAGCCTTCCATTTATATATAAAATCCATCTATCTCCGTCATTTCTTTTTGATAAACATCCCGCAATAGCACCCCGTTTACACCTCCTTGTTTTTGGATTTTTATTGATCAAATATCCATCTTTTCGGTAGTCAAATAAATATTTTACTAATTCCTGTGTAATTTCCATAAACTAAAATGCCATTAATCGGGTTCATGCCGCAAGACAATCCCCCAGTTAATGGCTTTTAAACTTCTTATTTCCGCTTGCGGTCGGTATGTAAATATAAGAAATTTTTTACTTAAAAGCCTTATATTTTGCGAAGATTTTCGTTATATATTTTGATATTTTCTTGCAAGGTAATCGCGGCAGCTTGCAATATCGCTACCCATTCAGCAACAGGTTTGCAGTTTGGTTTTGCTTTTGTGCCCATGTCAACAATACTCTCCCGTGTCAGGCAGCGAACAAATAAGGGGTGTTCGCATTCAGGCCTGTATGAGCCGAAATAGCATTTTTCGAGCAGCGGGTTAACGGTAAACGCGTGCAAACACTGATCGATATTATCATCAGGGATAATGCCCCCGTATAGCGTTGCGGCGTGTTTGCTCTTATCAGGACATTTAATCTCGCAGGATATGGTTAGATCAGCCGTAACCCCATCAGGCGAAATTCCTAAAATAGGGATAACCGTAGATTGCAGCCAGCCAACGGGCAATAATTCAACCCCGATATATTTTGACATTTCGGCACGGGCTTGCGGTTCAAGGTCCTTACCGCGTTGCATGTCTGCGTTTACATATCCTTCATCCTCAACGTAGAATGGTTCCAAGTGGCATGAGCCAATGTGATTGATTAACGTTTCGGGCTTGCCTAACAGGCTTTTAGCAAGAACGCCGCCTACTTTGCCCCAACGGATTTGGTGCCATGCCTCTGACCCCTGCTCGATTTCGAAATGGGCGATTACGCCGGGGAATGTTTGTTGTGTTTTCATTGTTTAGTTTAAAAAAGTGTATGTTTTTGTTTGGTCTATAAATGTTACGATATATTTATATTTAATCCAGTTAAGATAATTGTTTTTATGCCCGTGAGACCAATGAATTAATGGGTGGGCCGAAACGATCACTTCAATTCCCCTTTCAATTTATCAACCGCAGCTAAAACGGTTGGCAGTTTCTTTTCATCCGCAGATAATGAGGCCCAAACGACATTTAATGCGTCTTTTGTCTTTTCACATGCGTTCAGCTTCGCCAATGCAGACGTATCGGTTACCGCAGCCGGTGGGTAGTATTTTTTAAACCGGGCAACATAATCAAACCTGGTGTCCGGCATTGCCCAAAGTATTACAGGAATGTTTAACCATTTCTCCATGTATGGACTGCCGGTTTCCTTTGCTAAGAATTTAGCGTTGGTGTTATTGAGTATGACGGGTTTGTAAATTGCCTTTCCGGATGGATATTCTTTTAAAAACAAGCCGGTCTTAATTGTTTTTTTGTTTTGGTTCTGGTCGTAAGTTTCCTTATCCTCAAAATGCGAAATAGTAACAAGCATTTCCGGGCGCAAACCATGACCTAATGATTCGCCGAATTTTAAATCCTCGCCACTTATATAGCGGGGATCGAGGTTCTTTTTAAAGTGGGTTAGTGTTTCTGTTGCCATTATTGTAGTTTTTTACTTTCCTCTTTGATGTAAGAAAGGATGTGAGAAATTTTGTTTAGAACTTGGGTGCTAATTACCTGACATTCGAGACTGGTAAAATCGGGAATTTCGAGATTTTTAAGCGAAAGGTACAAGTTTGTGGTTTTTGCTTTGCCATTATAATTTCGTGCTTAAATTTGTTTTCCTTATTTTATCCAACTCCTTATGAAGTTGCTTTACCCACTTGTTAAAGTCATTCCCGCTATATCCGGCGGGAATGACTGTTTTTTGAGTTGATCGGCGTAAGTTTATAATTGACGCGTTGTATCAAGACCTAATTCTTTAAGTTGAGGCTCGAAAAATATTTTAAAAGCATTAAAATCAATTGCTTTAGCCAAATTATAACCGTCAAGTTTTGGGTTACCTCCGAATATAGGCTCATATTCCCTACCAAAACTATTGTACATATTACGAAGCTGATGTTCATTTATCTCAAATGTTTTCATCTTTTAGTCCTCCCAGTTAAACCAACTTTCCAAATATTCATCCTCATTGTCAATGAAGCCGCGATTATGGTTTTGAAAATCATCAATCTGTGATAATTCAAAGGGTGTCACATCAAGAACCGATTTAGATTCTGACTGAGTGGGTAATTTGATTTCTTTTTTCATTTTCATTTGATTTGGTATGCAAATATACAGATAGGTTTTGAATTTGCAAATTTATTTTAGTAAATTTTTAATAATTTAATTATTTTAATTTAGTTCTTGCTTTATTAAATATTAGTTGTAGATTTGTGGCTATGAAAGCGGTAATAGAAGAAATAGATTTGCATTCAATCAAACGAAGCGATGCTTTTGAGTTGCGAAATGAAATATTAAAGGCAACCAATAATAGCCTTTATTTCAACAATGATTATCCGAGATTAAAAGAATTGTATGAATTATTGACCGGGTGTTTTGAAAATTCTGTCAACGGTGTTCATACAGTTAGCAGACGAAATTAATATGGCAAAAGTAAAATTACGCAAGGGCACAAAATACCCGTTTAAGCATTTGGTAAAAATTGGTGAAAGTTTTACCATTACTGGTGCCGTTAAAAAAAATGTAACAGCTGCATACGCTATGTTTAAGGCCAAAAACAATATCGAATGCACTATTACCGAGTTTGAAAATAACACAATAACTGTACTTAGAACCGCATGAAAAAACACCGCATCCGCATCCTGCCATTTAATGGCGGCAGATACAAAGTTGAAGTTTTAGAACTTCGCAAATTTTGGTTTATCCGGCTTTGGATTTGTACTTTTACCACTTCCGGCGGATTAAATTTAATGCGTTCATACGCAAAGCAGCAGGCGGTTAATTATGGGGTACCTTATTCAGAAATTGAAGAGCTTAATCCGTAATCCCATGACATATAAACAATTTCAAATGAAACAATTAAAACGTGATGTAATTTCCTTTTTGGCAGTGATTGCTATTTTATTATGTTATGCCCTATCGAGTAAGGCTCAATCTCATTTACCTGATACGATAACGATAAGGATATCGAGCCGTGATTTATTTGCCATCTCGCAGCGTGTGGATAGCCTGCAAAACATCGTATCGGCTGCCAGCGTGTTACCGGCCAATCAGATAACGGCGTTCAACCAGCGCCTTAATTTGGCCTTACAGGTAATGTATATACAGGTACAGCGGCAAATGGTTACTGATAAGCCAAAAGCGGCTACTAAGCCAGTTAAAAAGGAATAAAGATATTCCGAGCATACAGAGGACGTGTATCATATGCCTGTTTACTGGCCGCTTAATTGCGGCCTTTGGCAGTAAAAGACAATTCAAAATGGAAAAAGAAATATATTATTGCTTAAGCGATAACGGTGATTTAAGTAACTTATATCTTGCCAATATAGATGAGGTTAAATACCACATACTAAATGATATTGGCGATGTTGACCCAAATGATTTGGAAGATGTTGTTTATACTATAAAGATAGTAAAAATGACTTCTGATGAATTTGCAAGTCTGCCCGAATACGAATTTTAATAATTTAAAACAAAACAAATCAAAATGAGCACAGAACAAACAGGCGCAGAAAAACCCGCCGAAACAACCCCAACCCCAACGCCTAAAAAACGCACATTGGTAGGAACTATCTTATCCGACATCGCCACCCCGTTCAACTGGGGAACAAAAGAGTTTGGTATTATCGCAAAATCATTCGCCGGTGAAGATCCTAAAATACAGGCCGATTTAGCTGCAGTCTCCGGTATGCTTCAAATTATCAAACTTAACCTTTCCGAGGCGCCATTAGTCGTTATCTACCTGGTTAAAAAGGCATACCCGCAATTTGACGAGGCGAAAATACTAGCCCTGTTACAATCGGGCATTACCGACCTGTCATTGGCTGAAAAAATCGTCGGCGAAGATTTGCCAAGCTTTTTAACCAGCTTAGCACAACACGTATTAGGTACTACCGATACGGGTTGGAAGCTATTTTGGGACGGCTTATTTAAGGCCGTTGCGACTGTTGCCGTGCCTGGCACTATCTGGGAAAAGATAGTTACCTACGCTTCTTATGTGTATAACGTGTTGGTAAAACCGGCAGTAAAGTAAAATGAAACGGGTGGTTAAACGCAGATATTCCGAAACTGAATTTCCTGAAACGGTTGAGTTTTGGCAAGCGATTGAAAACGGCATAGTGGTTTTTGAAAACGTTTGCAGGGCTATCGTAAATGGCTATATGCTACGTAATAACATAGTTGGCAGGCCGTTTAAGACGTTCAGGAAATTAAGTGATGTTTACCCGGAATTGGCACATTAAAGCATCTTTTCATAATAAATTGGTTTAGGTAAGCCGCCAAGTCGCAAGGACGCAGGCGGCTTTTTTATTTACCCTACCTGAATACCCCAAAAGTCCTCGGCCTTTTGCAATATCAGTACGGTAACACCCATATACTCCAATACCTGTTGCTTTACATCTACAGGTATTTCGGCTATGCCAGTAAACACAACTGGTATAATAACCGTAAAGAATGTGATCATCTTAAAAATTGCCTTAACGCGTTCAGGAGTTGGTAATGTCAATCCTGATAGCCCGATTACTGTTTTTGTTTTCGATTCGTCGGTAACTAATGGTTGTTGCACTACTACCGGATCGCTTGTTTGCTCTGTCATGATATTAGTTTACTTTATAGAACGTGAACGGATGCTTGTTTACGGTGTCCTTATTCGGCATTACGTATTTTTCATAATGTCCCGAATACCTCAATTCTTTGATAACATATAATGGTACCGTTACTTTATCAAGTCCAATATATCCATCAATACCCTGCCAATATACCTTAACCATTACCGGGCAATTGAGTAACCTTGTATAGTTTTCCAAAGCAAGCCACGTTAAACGATTATTGTTTGGCCGCTGTGGGAATGTATTCACATAGTCGAATGAGTTATATTCATCCGTCGCATTGCCATTTTCATCGCCGGCATTGCAGTTATGCCCAATGTCATATCCTGAGCCGGCGTAATCCTTGGTTAAATTTGGCCGGCCTGATGTAGCGTGAAAACCAGTTTCGCGATCAGCTACTTTTTTATGTGGTTTGGCAATCCAGATGACACTATCCGGTATTAATGTTTTCGGATTCCAATAGCTTGTATAACCGTGATTTGTTATTTTTTGCTGCTGAGCGAATGCAATACCGCATAATGAAGCAAGCAAAAGTAACAGGATTAATTTTTTCATATTGTTATGTTTTTAAAGTTTGCCAATGCTTTTAACGCCGTCAAGTCAGACATAAATTTATTGCCGTCCATGTCAGTATTGTTCCAATTGTAAATGTACTGCCAAAAAGCAGGCACGTGCCCTGTGTCATACCTAACCGGGCAAGTAGACTGCAGCGAACTCAACCACATTGGATTATTCGGGAACGGATGCGATTTATAATATTCACGCATATACGTATTATAGGTATATATCCCGCAATCACGGCCTGTTTCTGCTTTAACATAAGCAAGGAAATCGTTTAACCTGGATAATGCCAATTGCCAGTTATCGGCAACCCATTTGTTTAACTTATCCGATTCAGATTGACTAACCTTACCGCTTTCGTCATATCCTACTAAATCTTCAACATCGACCCATGGTGGTAAGCATCCTAATGCTGAAAAATTAACTCCGCGCGACAAATAGTTTTTAGCTTGTTCGATCCCATCAAATCGCGGATCGTAAAAATGGTACGCACCTCGAATTAACCCCTGCGTTGTTTTTGCCTCTTGCCAGGATTGGTTAAAGAAAGTAGTTTCGGGTGTGGATATTCCTTGTGTTGCTTTAAAAAAGCAGAACGATATGCCCTGTTTAACAAGTTGCGACAGCTGGTAATGTTCGTTTAAATGACTTCTGTCAACTCCGATTATGTTTTCCATTTAGTTGGTTGCTAAGGTTACAATTCGCTTTCCATTTTCATAATGGTAATTTTCGCCGGAAAGAACCATTGGCTTAATTTTCCTTATTTCATTACGGAGTGCCTGAAACTGCTGCCTGTTATACTCCCTATCTATGGCAAGTTGATTTTTAACAGCGATCAAGGCGATACTATCCGCTACGTGGTGGAGGCTATCCCTTACCGTTCGCCGGTCTTGCTTAACTGAAATTGTGGAAATCCCTTTTAATATTTCCGGCAATTTATCTTTTTTAACCAGGTTGTCATCGTATTGCGCCGCTGAAAATGATAGTTTAATAATGAATCCGATAACAGCCCCGGCGGCCGCAACCAATGGCAACCACCTTTTAAATGCCTGAATCTCCTTAGCCATCTTTGTTATGCTCTCATGTTGAGCATCTAATTGTTCGTCACTCATAATTATAATTGTGTAATACGTGCCCCCGCATCATAAGTAACACTTCCGGCCCCTACTGTCAGATTAGTCTTTACAGTAATAACCGTGCCGTTCTTAGCCCTTATTGTTACCGGATTGTAATTACTATCGGAGATTGAATTTAGTGTTGTGTACGATACCGTTTGCGATGTGTTATTTTCATCGGTATACATTACTTGCACTTGAATAACATCCGTTGATATCGCTGTTACGTTTAAATATGCGGAAATATTAAAAGTCGCCGTAGATGCACCTACTGTGAAAGTTGTAATATTCCCTGCCGTGGTTTGCGCTGTCAGATCGTTCGATGCTTGTGTTAAGGCAATTGATGTCGGAGCTGAAGATGCTATTAATGAGGCTACCTGTGATGCAGTCAACGCCGCCGGTGATGCACTACTTCCGCTTACGTTGCCAACTACCGTATTATTAGCCTGCGTTGCTAATTTAGGCAGTGTAACATTTGCCGATGCTATATCAGCCGTAAGCACCTGCGTATATGCCCCCCCTGACGTGCCACCATGCAATACCGTTGTCGTTGCACCTGCCGTTACTTGTGCAAAAACGCCCGACCCATTCGCATAAATAGGGCCGCCATTGCTTGTGAACGTTGGTATAGTTACGCCTTTTAAGGTAGTCTGATTTTGTGATAACGAACTATTAGTCACGCCGTACCATTCCGTTCCGTCAGGTGTATAAAATCGAACCGATGACAGGCTATCCATCAACATCGCTGCACTAAAATTACCTCCGTGTAAGTGCCCGTTAAACTTTATAGATGTGTGGCTATCGCCAATAAGCAAGTTAAGAACTTGCCCGGTTTTACCAGCTGAAAAATTGGTAATTGTAGTACTAGTTGTATTCGCTGTTTTGTAAACCACGGCCAATGATGATACCACCGGTATTGCCGTCCCTGCTGCAATCGTAACGGGCGAATCTCCCACAGCATTGACGCCGATTGTTCCGCCAACTTTCATGGCGTATTTTTGCACAATAGGCGACATATTGCCGGTACTGCTGCTGCTTAATCCCGCGGTTCCAAACTGTGGGGAAATAATCTTTATATTGCCTGAAGTGTCCGCCTTAATGCTGTATGACGGCTTGTTCGATCCGTTTGCCGAATAGCTGAAATTGCAATTATCAAGAACTGTAGTTATCGCTGAATTGCTGTAGCTATTGATATAAACATCAGCATAGGTATTGTCGGCAACCGTACTATTGCCATAAATTGTGCCGTTGATTATGCTTATATTCCTGGCTGCGGATGCTACCGTAGAGCCAGTAGCTATCAGAATACCTTCATGCCCGTTAAAGTTACTATGCGGCGTAAGATAATTGCTCGACGTTCCCTCGTCGCCTATGCCAGCCAAGCCGTTGGTAAAGAAATCAGACTCTCTCTCCCGAATACCGACGCCCTTATTATACATCCCATATCCTGTATTGAAAAAACTCCCACACATGTGTATATAGGTATCGACGGCATCGTTTTCAATGCCGTTTCCGCCACAACTGGTGAAGTAATCATGCTCTAATTCAACGCCGTCAACATTTGCCTGCAACCATATTCCGTGCAACGGTGCGCCTATCGTTACTACGTTCTCAATCTTAATGCCGGCATTAACGCCGTAGCCGGAAATTGCTAATGGCCCCGGCGCGGTTGGCGATTTTAATAGAATCCCTGAACCAGTCGATGCGCCTGTTTTAACGATATAAAAGCCTTTTAGGTTAGCGTTCCACGGTTGGCGCAAAGTGTCGGTTGAAAAATCATACACTATCGCCGCGCTTGTTGTATCCCCCGCAAGTGACACGAGTGCACTTTGGGAAGATTTAGAGAAAAGCAACACATCATTGATATTTGCTACCGACTGGCCGATCAGCGAAACACCTTGTTTCATCGATATCGCTTCCAATCGGCCGTATGATTGGAGTTTCAACTGTACAATTCCGATTTTAAGTCGGTTTGCGGATATTATAGCCGCATTTATCGCGGTGGCATCATCGTGTACGCCGTCACCGGTCGCACCGAACCATTCGGGCAGTACGTAAGTATAATCAATAACCCTATGCCAGTAATACCCTACGTATGTGCTGTTAAATATAATTCCGTTGTCAATTGTTAGCCCTGATGAGGAAACTAACTTAAACATGCCCTTTCGGAATGCGGTATCAACAAACATCGTTGTTGCCGTACCAGTTGCCGCTTGCAATTGCGCAATCCCTGCAACATGAGGTATTGCATCGCCGCTCCCGGAAACTGCGAAATTAGCCGCCTGTGCCTGCGCGTAAAAAGTAACATTATCGTTGCTAACATTCGCGGTTACCGTCGCATGGCCCGTTACATTGGAATTTAGATAATAATTATCGTCCGACGTGCTATTTATGCCCGCCGCCCATTTTGTCACGCCGCCTGTAGAATAGATAATATTCGCATTCCCACCACCCAAAGTTGTACGGTTTAAGATTAATTGCGGATTGGCAAAGGAAATGGTTTGATAGTTTGTAAAAATGTTTGCGCCACCTAACGCCGATTTGCTATTTAACTGTGTCTGTATAGAACTCGTAGGGTCGAAGTAGCTTTTCGTTATCCCGTTAATTGTTACAACTGTCGGATTAGGATAAGTCCCCGTAAGGTCGCCCCCAGCTGTTCCGGATGGTGGCAAGCCTGTAATGGTTATTAATTTACCACTAATGTCATAACCAACCCCGCCAACGGGTGAACCGGTGTTTATGTTTGGCAAATAAACCGGCCCTTGATAGATAAGGTCGTGGTTTTTACTTCCTATCGCAAAGATAGTCGCCCCGGAAGTATCCTGCAGTGTCAAGTAATTTGGTACTACTGATCCTATGCTGTAATTAATTCTAATTTTATTAACCTTTAATAAACTGTCAAAAGATGCGATACCAGTACTTTCCATCCCGTTATTGATCCTTACCCCAAACACTGAATTATTTGTATGGCCGCCTATTGCCGAGCCGGAATTGCCCAAAATAATACCCGGTATTCTGCAATTATCACAATCTGCATTTACGTTCGGTACAATGCGAACGCCGTAATCGGCATCAGACGTGCCGGTAATCGTTCCTGAAATAACCGACTGTTTAAAATTGCTGTTTAGCTGGAAAAAACGCAAATCAGACTGAACGGCTGAATATAGCAGATACCATTTGTTGCCATTCGCGTAATAAAGGTTATTTACACTATCGGTTGCGCCTGTTCCATATCTAAATGTCGGTGAAAAACTTGTAGAGCCAGTCGGCACGCCGGGCGTCCAGAAATGTTTTTGCTGTCCTAATGCACTTAGACCCGTGCATAAAAGGATTAAAGCGATAAGTTTCTTCATGGGCGTAAATATAAATAAAAAAATAAATTATTGCATTTTATTTGTTATTGTGATTATTTGTAGTATATTTACATCAGATAATCAATGAAGGTTATCGTAAAAAGCTTGACGGCAATGAAAAATAAAATCTTAACACCAGTTAAAATTCACAAGTATAAAGATTATACTATTCGGGTTACAAAAAGCGGCTTGTATAAAATTCACACAGTTAGTGGCTATCTGTTATTTACAAGAACAACATTAAAAGATGTTAAAGCAAGCATCGATTTGATATAAATATTAACCCGATAAGCCCGTCAAGCACGGGTTATTCTGCCAATACCGGGAAAAATGCGTAAACCCGTCTACGCAACCTCGCCTAACACGCGGGGTTTTGGTAGTAAAAAACCACTATATTTATATCATGAAAACTTTAAAACTTAATCCTATCATGCTGGTGCCAATATTAGTCGCCGCTTTTTTTATCACATGCATAGTTTGGGCTGTAATTCACAGGAATGCAATTAACTGGTAATGAGTTTCATCCCGTACCAAACGCAAGAAATACTAATGTACTTCGATGCGATCAACTGCATTCATGATGTTCAGGTAATTTCTGATTATTTGAATGAAAATGCAGATGATTATTCACCGGGTGAGTTGTTGGCGCTAAAGAAGTTGCTTAAGCTTTACGCTGAATTATTTACGGCTTAATTATAAACGTAAACGAGTCGGCAAAATGACCAATGCCGTCATCATCGCCTGTAAGTATTATCGCATCTCCAGTATCTACATTATTGGCCGCGCCCGAATAGTTGCTTCCATCTGCATTGCGAAATATAAGTGTAGGATTATTCATAGTTGTTGCCGTTTCAATCGTAAACAGTATACCTGGCAATACACCAATGGTAAAGGTATCACCTTGATTATACCCACTGCCTGGATTGGTTTGCGTTATCGAATCTGCAACATTGCCAACGGTTACCACTGTAAAATGAGCGCCAACACCTGTTCCTGTAACATTTACAGCGGGCTCATTTACATAGATAGTATCAGGTGATGAAGTTACACCGGTCCCGGTTGGAGTAAGTATTGTGTAATATATAGTAACGGGGTTATTGCTTGTACCGCCTATGATTGGCGTTTCTATTTGTTGAGCCCCTGCACCGGGAACAACGGCCAATACAGCGCGCCAATTTGGCAAATCATCGTCGGCGAAATCCAATGTGCCTTTAGTGGTATCGTAATATAAATTTTCACGAACGGCTATTTTACTTCCAAATATCGCGCTTATTATCCGGCTTATTACACTTTCGTTTTTCATAATTTGATATAACAAAGCATAATTAAACCATCATTAGCCACACTAATAGCAGTACCGGCACCCAAATTTGCAGTAACGCCCAAAGTTGGTGCAATTGTTCCCTTAACTATTTCATAATTCAATGCCTGCGTACCGGATGACCTGGCCCTGGCAACGGGGTCATTAATACCAGGTGTATCTCCAGCAGTTGCGTTTACCTGTGTGGTAAACATATTCAACCCTTCGGCTGGCAGATTTGCCCTGGCTATGGTTAATGAGTTGCCCGGATTGCCAACTTCTAAAGCACCAGTAATACCGGGTGTTCCGCGTCCTAAATCAGGATCTATAGTTGCCCTGTCCCACGCAACCAAAACCTTACCTTTCGCCTCGTCATAAATTTGGCAGCCCTCATATAAGCTGCCTACTTGGCCCAAGCCGGTTGCAATATCCCAATCCCTGGTAAAATATCCTGCAACCAATTCCTTGTAATAAGCAATCGTCCCTTGTGGTAGCGATGATCCAGTTCCGGCCGGTGCTGTTATGGCGGGGCTATCCAACTGGTCATAAACAAATATTAGTCTGATGCTAATCCCATCGGGTAGTGTAACATAAACAGATGTTGCTGCATTAAATCCGGTTAACGGCCTGTGGGTTTCAATTAACTCAATCGACAAATCCGCGTTAGGTGTACCTATTTCGCCCTCATAAATCTCATTGCCGCCTAAAGTAGTACCGATTTTCAGCGTAAATGTTGCAAGGTCAGGATTAATAGTTTCAAAATAGTCAATCGTGCTATATTGGGTAAACACGCCATTTATAACGAATGATGCAGGGAATAAAGGAAACGGCGTTGTTGCCGGCCATGTTTTTCTTACCACTATTAAATCTCCTTTTGGCGTTGTTCCCGCCGTTAATTGCCCAAATTCAAAGCCCTTTACTATTTGCAGATCACGCTCATAATTATACCCGTTTCGGTTATATGTCGATGTTGGCCGATCTCCTTTAAAATCTCCCGCTGCAACATAAAATTCATAATCAATCTTAACCTGGTCGCATTTGGCCCAAATCAAATTTAACTGTTTTATACGCCAATCGGGTAATTGAATTTCATAACCTGTTAAATAATGTGTATAAATATCGTAATTAAATCCGTTTAATAAAACAGGATTATAAGGCTGATCTTCAAAAACTTCACGGCTGTCTTTTGGCTGATAGCCACCTATGAAGTTTCCGGCTATTCGTGTTTGTAATATTAGCTCACTGGGATGGAATAAGATAGATTCCGTATTTTCAGAATTTTGATATTGAATTAATTGCGTATCAGGGTGATTCTGCTGTACATCAATAGGGCAACTTATCCAGCTTTGTATATTTGGTACAACCGGATCATCGTCTGCTATATTAATCGGTGCGATAACAGTTGCAGTATCATCTGTGGTTACTACTGCATTATAGGCTGCACCCGGCTGTGCCGTTCCCGAATAGCTAAATGAATTTGCACCGTTCTGTACTTCTGATTTATCATAAATGACTGTAGCAATACCATTTAAGGTCTTGGTAACTGTTAGCCTTATCCTGGGATTTAAAGCACCTGATATAAATGTACTAATTGCAGTAAACTGGTAAGACTGACCGGCCAATGCCTGACCCGTGTATGAGCCGTTAATTAACAAGTCAGAAACAACTATAGCATTAATTTCAGTCTGTAGATTACCCTGTACAAATGGGCTTGTGAGTTCTGTTAGTTGCGCGTTAATCGTGGCTGGTAAATTAGCATCATAAGATATACGGCCATAACAGCGGCCAATAGGAAATGCTGAAAAATCAACCATTGCGAGGTATTGCAGGAATGTTTTACCAATGATTGATGACGACGTTGCACCTAATACGGGGGATGTAATATGGACATTGCGACACGTTAAAAATTCGAGCGTCATATCCGGGAAGTCGGAAAGCAGGACCAACGCGGGGAAGTTAGTATCTGTTTTTTGGATGGGGACGGCGTAATTTTGGTCGTCGACTTCGAGATCGGCGGGGAGTGAGTTTAGATTAGGATCGGGTGTGAACGTTTCTAATGTCCATCTGAAACCATTGAGGCCCGATATATAGAAAACACCGCTCATGCTGACAGTTTGTTTAACAGTTCAATAATAGCCTTACAGCATTGACAATTCTCTAAACATGCACCGCATATACATCTCATGGTGTAAATGTAATTAAAATAAAAAATAAATCAGAAATAAATTTGTTATTGTGATTATTTGTAGTATATTTGTATTGTCAATCAAGGCAAATTAAAAAAACGTTAGAAAATGGCAACTTTAAGAAAAACACAGGAAGGTTACAATATGGTAATCATGAATGCTACAGAACGCAAGGCATTCGACAAAATAATGAGTGCTAAATTATATGACGAAAACACTCCATTTTTTACCCCATGTGATAATCTTAAATTCTTTTATATTAAAGAAGTTGAGGTTGATTATATGAATCGGGAAACCACCATCATCGCAAATGGTAAAACAGTGTTGGTAAAACACACATTCATGAATTCCAATACTAAAATAGATAAGGCGGTGCGTAAAGCATACGGGAATTAAAAGCACTCTGATTTGCCTTGATAACGTTTTCAGCGTATTAGCGCAATTCGAAAGGATTGCGCTTTTTTAAATAAAAAAGGTCTACATTTCTGCAAACCTTTCCTTATCTTTATTGCGCAAACAATTTAAAGACATGGTAAAGGTAAAAAACAATCCTCAATTGCGCAATAGTACGCCGTTTAAATTAGGCACATTCTGCTCCGGAATAGGTAGCCCCGAACAATCACTAAAAGAACTTAACGCTAATCATATCAATGTTTTCGCATGTGAAAAAGACAAATTCGCACGTCAAACATATTTAGCAAATTTTACACCCGGAATAATGTTAGAGGATATGACTAAGGAAACTTACGATGATCCTGAATTATACGCTGATTTAGTCGTTGCGGGTATCCCGTGCCAGTCGTTCAGTTTGGCAGGAAAACGGCAAGGTGAAAACGATCCGCGTGGATTGTTAATTTATGATTTTATCAGATATGTTCGAAAACGCAGGCCAAAGGTGTTTATCATTGAGAATGTAAAAGGATTGCTTAGTGATGCAGGTGGGGTTACTTTTGGCAAATGGCTTGAATTATTAGGGTGTTCACGAAATGGGCAACCGAATATGTTTAACCATCCTGAATCGTTGGGTTATAATTTGAATTACAGGGTACTGAACGCAAAACATTACGGGTTGCCACAAAATAGGGAGCGTGTTTTTATTGTTGGTATTAGGCCTGATTTGCCTAATAGTTACGTTTGGCCTAAACGGGTAGTTTTGAAAGATAGGTTGATTGATTTGTTGGAAAGTGAAGTTGATGAGAAGTATTATTTGAGTGATTTAATGATGAGCAAATTCTCAGAATGCGGTACGTTTATAAATCAAGATATACAATCAAGTCGAGTGCATGACATTTTCGGATGTGTACCCGCTAATATAGCGGGTACACATGGGTATTCTATGGGATATATAAAATCGGTGGCTTTTAACGGCAATCAAAAAAAGAAAATACATACAGAAAATGATATTGCGTCCTGTTTAAATATTGGGAGCAATGCAAGCGGTTCATATAATAATTTGACACTCTTGCATGGTGCAAAATTTGAAGCGAACCGCATATACGATAGTAACGGAATTGCCAAAACTCAAAAATCAAATGGTGGTGGTGGTGGGACTAAAACGGGGTATTATAGTGTTAAACAACTCAACCAATCAAAAGAATCCGGATGTAAACAACCATATCAGCAAAACCGTGTTTATGATAGTAATGGATTATCAACCGCCATAGATCAGGTAGCGGGTAGGTGGGGAACGAATATTCACCGCATACGCCGACTAACCCCACTCGAATGCATGCGCCTAATGGGCTATCCTGATAGTTTTATCAAACCATGCAGCGAAACGCAAACCTACAAACAAGCCGGAAACTCCATCCCTATCCACATGATGAAAGTAGTATTAAAGCCATTATTGCCACTATTAGAAAACACGCATTGACAAATCATTCCCCGCACCCAAAAGCACCTTAATCCCCTGCGGAGAATTACTACCACAATCAACGGACACCTCGGATATAAACGATTTCCAGTTAACACCACGGTACATATACCAAATTTCCCCAAATGGATTTAACGTCAACATCTGTTCGGCGTTAAACTGCATTCCAGTAGTTATATTGTCATAATAAGGCAGGAATATTTGACTGCCCAAATCACTAATATTAACCATATCGCCTTCACTAACGCGCCGGCCATTCAAATCAACCGTAATCATCGACGTATTTTTATCGGCACCGGTTAAGTATATTTGATAGTCGCCCATCTTATCAAATACCGAAGCGAGATAATTGCCCCCGCGTAATAGATTTTGCATCGGGCTAAGCGGCCAGTTATAAACTTCCGGCGAAACTCCACTCCAACTTGTACAACCATCTGCAACGGTTAATGGTTGATAGTAACCGCCAATTTCAGCCGCTGGACGTACATAAACAAAATGATTATCATTATCCGATCTCGAAGCTGCTGAATTAAGATAAAACGTCCCGCTCAATCCCGATGACGGCTGATTATAACCAGGTTGAATGCGTTTTTCCTCAATAGCATAAGCAGATGCGTTTATCGGGCAAACGATATCCAATACATTATTTGTAGTCGAAATCTTAGTCCCGTAGGCCACACCTGCGTTAACTTCTTTACCGCCGTTCAAGCTGGTTAATTGCGGATTAGCATAACCACCCTTAATGCCATTGATTAGCAAATCTTCGGCAACCTCTAAACGTGGCGATTTAATATCGATCTGATTGCCCAAATCTAACGCGGCCTGATTTGGTGTTGCACTTGGCGGAGTTGCTCTGAAAAAATACCGCAAATCTTCCATGCAAAATTTTGGCGTTCCATCCGGAGCTAAATTAGTCGGGTCTAATCCGGCGCCTAATTGAGCACCCATTAAACCGCGAATAGCCTTGAAAAAGGTGTTATAGCTAAGTAGTAATCGTGGGTTGTTATTTTCCTGCTGCACAAATCCATCCTGATCGGAATCTGTTGTAAATGTATCGTGCGGAAATATGGCTTTAAAAATACTACCCGGCGCGTAATCGGTGACAATTCCATCCGAATTAAAATAGTGTACTATACCCCCGTACACCTTATATTGATTACCGTATTGTAAACTATCCCCGGCCTGGTATATCGTTGCCGCTTGTGATGTTAAGATTGCATTAGAGCACGTAATACAGGCTTGGTAAAGCAAGCCATTAAGTCCTAACAGCCTCGATTGTGTCGTTACGGTCGGCTGATCTGTACCGTTCATTTGCTGCACCAAATAATCAAACACGTATTCAGGCCGTAACGCCTGGCAATGTGTCGCCGGGGTTGATGTGTAATAAGTCATCCGCATTGAGCCGCCCTGCATATTTACGCCGTGTCCGGTACCATTATCGAGCGTTGGGTCAAGTATATTTTTTATGTAGAAATACAGTTTATCACCCTGATTTAATTGCAATGAAAAGTCAAACTCAAAGGTAAATTCAACTGTTCCAATTACCGGCGGCGATGTGGCTAACGTTTTTACCAATGTGCCGTCCTGCTTATAAATATTAAACTCATATTGCCCGGTGCCGCCGCCTGATGGGCCATTGATTGACGTTTGCACACCGCCGGGTATAGGTAATCCTGTAATAGGGTCTAATGGACTACTTAGTCTTATTTTGGTATCGGTTTGAGCGACAAAAAAGAAATTACCGTTCCGAGGAAATACCGGAGGACCTTGCCATAAAAACCCCGTCCCGGTTACAGACGGACTAACTGACATTTGTTGATAGTCGGCAATTTCCATCTGAAAAAAAGCGTTCATACGGAAATCGGGACTTGTTGAAAATATCATATCCGCCTGTTCCTGCAATAATAACGGGGTTAACAATATATCTACCATAGGATCATAACCACGCGTAGCTATCCATGCCGCCCGTTGTGTTGGATTTACCGTTAATGGTATTTGATACGGTGTATCACCATAAGCCGCAATTTGCGTGTTGATGTTCTTTTGGATTAATGGAATTGATACCCCCGTAGGTTCATCGCTCCATTTTGAAAAATCAGGACGGCCAAAAAAGAATTGTTCATCCTGAAATGTTAGCGGGTTGTTTCGTAATATGCGCTGATTAACGCGGGTCATTTGACCAGTTTTGTAAAATTCCCTTCGCATCAATGACGCGCCCTTGTTTACATACTTGACAGGCAATGTGTAATTATATAGCACTCCGCCGTATAATTTACTGCGCTCTAATTTGATGTTAGTTTGCAACCAACCGTCGGGCGTATTGAATAACACATCCGTTTCTACTCCGCGAATTTCGAGAGGGTAGGTAAATTTATTTGGTTGGGGTTGGGGGCTGTTCATAAACCAAATGTAAATAAAATTAAATAAAATTTGTTATTGTGATTATTTGTAGTATATTTGTATTGTCAATCAAGGCAAATTAAAAAATGGAAAAAGATGACTACAACAGCCACATACCCCTCAAGCACAGTTGCACCAAGTATTGAAACTTTATTTGTTAACGGTATCAAGTTTGATATTTGTGAATTGATTAAAGAGGCTTACGATATGATTGTTGACAAAAGATTTAGGTATTTTGTATGTGTTGAGGATAATCATATTGTGCAATTCTCTGCATGCGAAAAATACTTTCAGGTCACGGGTGAAACCCGTTGGGATTTCTTTTGTATCACAAAAGGCGAATGTATTGCATGGGTTAATGATTATCAGCAACAATGCGATAAGGTTGCTTCCTATAACCAAAGTTTGGCAAAAAAGCCATTAATGCGCCAAATGATTGCTCCCAAAATACAGGCAATAAACGAAAGGTGTTTAACATTATTTGGTGTAAAAGCCGCTTAATTATGGGACATATTTTAATAAAACTAAAAACAAAACCCCAAATAGAAAATTGCTATTTGGTTTATTCTACAATTGTAGATGCGCCTATAACATACGGAGCGACAAAAAAGCAAATAATAAATTGGTATAAAAAAGAATACGGAAGGCAAGGATTAGAGGGGATGGACAGGCGATTTGAAAAGGCCGAAGATGACAATTTTGTAAAAAGTGTAATCTGTTTAAACAGAGCCGGAGAAAATGAAAAACACATATCTTATAAAAAAATGATACAACGTTACTGTATATAAAGCACTCTGATTTGCCTTGATAAAGTTTCAGGGTATTAGTCGTTAAGGAATTAACGGCTTTTTTATTTAAACCTACTCGCCCTATATCCATTCCACGCATCCGCCTGCCTCTGCGCCTCAATCCAGCCTGATAGACGCGGTTGTTTTTGACGCGTATCTTTCCTACTTAACCTGTCAATAGCCTCTACAACGTCCCTGTTATCACTACGCGTCGAAGTCCATTTAGGTGTTTCAGGTAACATCTTATAAGGCTCTACAACCGTTCCGCGTGGTAAGTTCATCATAGTAGCAACGCCTGGCGAATAATAAGCAGGTCGGCCAGGTTCAACTATCCGCTCCGGCCCAACTTCACCAACAACCGCATAGCCGCCCTTATGTCCACCTGTTGGTGTGCCTTTAGCAAATTGCGGTATCGGAGTTGCCGCCACTTTAGCCAACTGTAGTGCGCCTAATGCAGCAACCGGTATCCATGCCGCTAATCCAAATATACCCGTTTGACCTAACACCTTACTCACGCCAATAGCGGTATTTAAAATTATTTCAGCAATCGCTGCGGCTTTATCAGCAACGGCCTGTTTATGTTTTTCTTCTGCTATTTGCCTTTGTATATTCTTTTGTTGGCTTGCTGTTTCTGCATCTAAAACTAATTGCCTACGTGCTTTGTTCGCTTGTGTATCTAATGAACGATCAATTGCGGCCTTTTCAATTTGAGCATTCTCATTTATTTTTTCACCAATCTTTTCAAGTTTTGAGATTTGATTTTCATAACCCTTATCAATCAAATCATTTATATCAGATACGATAGTTTTTGCATCATCTAATGTCGCTTCTAAATCAGCTTTTTTATCACGGCCTCCGTTCGCCTGATCTCTTTGTTGTTTTGATTGTGCATTGTTCAGGTCATTCCCCAGTCCTGATAATTTATTCTTAACTGGCTGAATACCTTTATTTGCATCAGAAACAAATTTATCAATATCACGTTGCGGCTCATTATCAACTTTCATACGCAAGGCAACTGCATCCCGGTTGCCTTCACGCGCCGCCAATATTGCTTGTTGTGTTGCTATTTCAGCACTTATTCGATCAATGGCAAACTGATCGTTCAGTGCAAGTAGTTCTTTGTTAAATTTTTCCTCTGAAATTTTACCTTTCGCGCGTAATAATGATAATGCGTTTTCTTTTTTATCGTGCACGGATGTTAATGCCTGGATTGCAAGGTTGCTACCCTGATCGATCAAATCAAGTTGGTCTTGCTGGCTTATCCGTCCCTGTTCAAGTATTTTTTGTAGGTTTTCTTTTTCGATTTTAAGTTTTTCTGATGCTGTTTCATTGGTTAACTGCAATATTGCCTTATCTTTATTTTGCTCTGCCAATTTAATAGATTCACTATTTTTGCCTGCTTCTTTTACTTGCTCTTTATAGTTGGCCTGAATTAATTCCTGTGATTTTTTGTTGTAATAATCAAGTGCAATTAACTTCATATCATAAGACTGATTGGGGTCATCCAGTATAGCTTTAAACAAATCTTTTTGCTTTTCGAGGTTGTTTTTTATAATTTCCTGATCTTGTTTGTATTGTTTATCAAGCAGCCCCCGTCGCTGTGATGCGGTTTGCTCCTGTAATTCCAATAGTTTATTTGCACCTGCCTTGATTATATCTTCACGCCTTGCGTCATTTGCCGGCAACTTTACCAATTCTGCATTTTGATTATTTTCTTCAATTTTGGCGGATGCATTATAAAATTGCTGAACCGCTACAAGTCGTTCCTTATAGCTTAATTTGTCATTGTTTATTTTCGCTTGCGCTATAATTTTTTCGTGCTCTAATTGTTCGTTTGCAATTTTGGTGCGCAAATCATTAACAGGATCGGCTCCCGCTGAACTTCCGGGATTGGTTGCCCCGGCTTGCTTATATAAGTCTTTTACGGCATCTACGGTGTTTTTATAACTTTGGATAGCGCGTTTATTATTACCCTCAATCTCTTTTTCAAGGTCTTTGACCTGGTCTTTTTGATTTTGAATAACAGCTTTTGAAAAACCCATTTGTTTTGCCCCGATAATATCATATCGAATATTACTTGCCTCGGCTTGTAGTTCTACATTTTTAGCCAATTGTTCAGCAGCAAACTTAGATGCATTTGCAAGGGCTGCCTGTGCGGCCGCTTCAAGATAAATAGCTTGGATATATGCATCCGAATGATCTGTAAATCCTTTTTGAGCGTCATTTAGATTTGTCACATACCCGAATGTCTTACCAATAGTATCATTATACTCATTAATTGCCTTATCGCTATCAACTATGCCGGTTTTAGCTAAATCAAGATTAGCGGCTAATTTTTCAATATTTTCAATGCCTTTTTCGTAATCACCGCTTGTAAATGCATCAGTTAACGCTTGTTGTTTTATGGCAGACGTTGTCGCAACGTCATTAAATATTTCAAGGGCTTTAATATAAGTCCATAAAGCAGAAACCGCCTCAATTATAACGCCTATCAGCGCAAATTGCACTACCATTCTAACCAGGCTCCGGGTTGCAACATTTATAGCGGTTGCGGCTAATTGACTGCCGCTAGTCGCTCTTGCTATGGCTTTTTCATACGCGCCTACTTCCTTAGACGTGTTGCCTGTACTAACTGCCAACGCTTTATTTTCAGCATCCAAGGCCTGCAATTCAGCTAACATCTTTTGGCCTTGTGTGCTTTCCCGTTCGGCAGCAGTTAACTGTTCATAGGAATTACGCAATAGCAAAACAGACTGGTCAAGTTTTTTCATGCTTGTATCAGCCGCTAACATTTCTTTAGTCTGCCTGTTTAATTCAGTTTGGGTTTCCCTGATTGCGATTGATAACTCTAATTGTCGTTGTGTTAAAAATACAAGCCTTTCACCACTCGCCGCATCTTCAACATTTAAAGCCTTTAATTCGGCTGCATTTTCGGCACGTTCGGACTGTAATGCTAAAAGTAATTCTAAATTAGCCCGTTGAGCAACAGATAATGAGGCTAAAACTTCCTTTTGCTCAACCAATGCGGCGTTTTCAACTGCAATTGCTTCGGCTGATTTGGTCGCACTAATAGCCATATTTTCATTTCCGGTGATAATTGGTTCATATCTGACAGCGGGATTATCATCGGAAGTAACAGGATTGTACGGCGTTTGGCTATTTGCAAATTGAGTATTAGCTTTTCTGTTAGCGATAGCATCTAACTTAGCCTGTTTAGATTCAGCCGCTGCAATTTCTTTTGCATCCATGGCCGCTTGCTTTGCTTCGGCTTCCTGTCTGGCTTGCTCCTGTTTGGAAAGCATCACCAGGTACTTGTTTAATATTTGTTCCTGTTTAGCTGCTTTGGCTTGCTCATTTTTAATTTGCTTATTATTGTTGGCAATTATCTTATTAGTTGCTTCGGTTGAGGCCTGTAGATTTTTGTTAAATGTACCAGGCGTTGAGCCGCCTAATGTGGCATTTAGTTTGATGGCCGTTTCGAGTAATGCAACTAACTCGGTACGGAGTTCTTTACCGGCTATTTGTAGTTGGGTGAATTGTTGGATCGCCGCGGGGTCAACTACCTCGTCGATTGCTGTTGTATTTCCTGATGCCATGTGTCAAATATAAATAATGTTTCTTATATTTGTTGCTTAATCCCCTGCTTAGTGGATGCCGAGATAATAATCAGGTAAAAGTCCGGTTGAAGTGCTACCAAATAATGATGTCAAGCCAAAATGACAAGCAAGCACAGATTTAAGGCAGCCGAAAGGTAAAAGGCCATATCGTACGAATGAATATGGCCTTTTTATTTTTTATTCCTATTCGCCCTAATTTCAGCATCTAACATGTTTAAGTAGCTAATATACTGCATCACACTCGTTTCTTTTGGGTTTATTCCAAATTGTAGCCACTTACTTAATGAAGTTATTTGTTCATAAAATTGCGCCTTTGAATTAACCGTTCCGTTAGTTTCAGCGGCTTTTACCATCTTATCAAGTTGGTTTTTAGCCTGCTCGAACTTAACAATATCCATTTTTAGGTAATTCTCTGTTAGCTTAAGATCCTTTTCGAGGTCGTCATATTTTAGTCGTTCAAAACCTAATCCATCCGGCTGCGGTGTTTGTAGGATGCGGATCAATTCAGTGTCTCGCCCATGCATACGTAATGCGTTTACGGCAATTTGAATATGATCGATACGGTTTGCAAGTTTCGCATAAGTCACGCGCGTTTTATGCTCAATATCCGATTTTGTATCTTTTACTAAAATTTGATATTCAGTTAGCAGGGATTGATAATGGTCTGATAAGTCATCGGGCATAGGACCTGATTTTACAAGCCATTTGAGATTTTGAGATGTGGCAAGTTCTATCCAGTTGTACAAGGGGAGATCGGATAGGTCGGTGTAGAGGATTGTTTCGGGCCGGGTTGGTTCAGTCATTAATTGGCAATTAAAAACGTATGGACAAAACGAATAGTATTATTTGAAAGAGGACTCCCCATATAATAAAATCCCGTTAAACTAATTGCAGTTTTACGCAGATTAACATTTTTATCTGTTGCTAATAATAGTGGCTTCTTAAGTAATATTTTTATCATAATCCCAACTCCATTTTTAATTCTTTAATAATCTTAGGTTTCAATATCTCAGCCGAAAAGAAACCAGTATTTTCCGGGTCAAGTCCATAATTTCGCGGCCATTTAGCATCCAGTTTAGGCGCAATGACATTATCGGTTGAATATGTCCTTATCTGCCATTGCGCTTGATTAATTGTCATTTGTATCGAATTATAATAATCGCCGGTGATAAAAAAATCAGGAATGCCAAATCCAGGCACCGGGTTTAATTCGTGTTTGTACTCAGCATATCGTTCCTCTTTGTATAACCGTGTTTGTAACCGGCCTGTATTATCCTGCCCGTCATGCAATTGGCCCCTGTTTAAGCCTAACCATTCGTATTGCGATTGGTTAAGGCATAGGATTATTATAGGCTTTATTTGCACCTTGTCGAGTCGGTCTAAAAGTTGAAACATATTGCCCATTACGCAAATTTTATTGGTTGTGGTGTTTCAATCATTTCAAATGGCACATTGTACATATCTGCAATTATTTTATAATCGCTTAACAAATCAGCAGAATCCTTAATGTGACCACGTGAATCATTGATGAGCTTTTCCATTTTTTTACTAATTGGCTGATTTAACCTATCTGATAGCTGTTTTATCGTTCCCATACCCCAAAGATATAAAATTTATTTTGATTATTTGTTTGATATTGTGATTATTTGTGTAGATTTGTGTATGAAAAAACTTTCGCCTGTTCAGCAACGCGTTGTTGATGCTCTTAAAAACAATGACAGCTACATTCAGCGTAGTAAATATTACAATCATAATAAAGTAATTTCACGTGTTCCATTTAAGATAAATGGGCGCGAATATTATTGTTTATTACAATTCACAAGTCCTACTTTTGAGGTTTTACTTAATAATGAAATCATAGTAAAATCACAAGACGGAAACGAAACTTATATTTTAACCAAATAAATACCAACATGCCACAACAAAAACCACCCCGAACAAACAACAACAAAATAGATTCCTGGATCGATGATGATACGTGGAATGCTTTGGACAATTACATGCAATCAGCCGGACGCAAACGCGCCGATGCTATCCGTATACTTTTACGAAAACAACTCGAATTAGAAGAGTTGATTAAAGGGGGAAAGAAGTGATTGGTGAGGAAAAAACCGGTTGTCGATTTTGCCAACAGTTGGTAAATGAAATTAATTACATCCGTGATGTTGAAATAAAGCATCTTGAATCAAAAGTTCAAGATACCTGTAACGTAATTAATCAACTATACGAAATGGTATCAATGGGCTCTTACGGCGATCTTGAATTTGCGGAGCATTTTATAAGAGACAATTATATACCGACTGAAAAAGAAGTTAAGGATTTAGAAGACGACCTGCCGTTTTAACCAATCATGACCAACCTCACCTACATAGAAAAAAACTTCCGCCTCAACTGGGAGGGTAAACGCGAAAAAGTAAAACCGCGCCTTACCAAACCATTACGCACTACCATTTCCGCACCTCGTTTGATTGAGATAATTGGCGAACACCGGGCCGAATTTATATTCAATTCTATGCGTAAAATGAAAGGTGATAAAAAGACATACAAGGTACAGGATAAAGGCCGCTTAACTGTCTATGTAAAATAACGATTTTAAGCCCCGTGACGTTAGTTTAGTAATTTTTTGGTAACTCATATCGGGAAAATGATAAAAGTAGTTTAAAAAAGTAATTTCAAAAAAAAGTTTATGGATTTAAATAGCAAAAAAGGCATATTACCTAAAAGGGTAATTCAGTTTTATACTGGATTTAATTGTGGATACAATGGTGATGATTTTGCTCAAAATAGGGTAACAATATGGAAGAAGTTCGAAGCGTCAGGCATAAGATTTAAGTTACTATACACTACCGGTAGCGGTATGATTTTTATTAACGCCTATAATCAAAGTTCAGGCGCGGGGTGCGATTATTCATTAACATCGTTGGTGATAGATTCAACTACGTTCGACATTATACGCGAAACCTGTAAGGAAATATTAAAATTGGTAAAATGAGCAAACAAAAACAATGCCCTCATCTAAACACGGTACAAGTCGGCACACAAAAAAGCAGTAGCCCCTAAAAGCTACTGCCCCCAAATAAATCAAACTAAAAACTAACCTTTCACCTTTTTCTTTTTCTCAACCGCAGCCGGCTTATCTTCCGCACCATTTGCCTTATCCCATTCCGCCGAAATGTGATCTTCATCAGCCCCTGGATGCAAATCAATAACTTCCTGTTTTGTCATTCGCCCGATCACCTTGTGATTAAGCGACGGTTTTGTTTTAATGACAGGCATGGCTTACAATCCGATTGAAACCAGTTGAGCCTCGAACCCTGACGATCCATCGACGCCACCAATACCGGCCGCTAACAAGTTGGCAGGCGTATCCAGTCCAATCCATATCGGGTCACCAGCGGTGTAATTCGCGTCTGCAACGTCAATTTGCAACGCATACCCATCTGCAGTAGGTGTCGCGCTTGTAATTGCAATAGGCTTGCTTAAATCAGCAACCCCTGCAACGTCCTTAAAAGCTTTCCATAATCCAACTACGAACTGTGTCGGATAGGTTTGCGCCAGGTCAACCCCCCCGCAAGATGTGGTTAAACCAACGGTAATCAGGGCAACAACACGTGCCTGCTTAGATATAACTATATTTTGCAGTCCTATCAATCCCTGTAGATAACCTAACCCGCCGGCGTTGCGGAAGTCGATAAACTTAACACGCTCGTTTGTTTGCGCCGGGTCAAACACAATATCAATTGCATATCCGTTTGCATCATTACCTGTTGACCATTTGAACGGTTGAGCGTCGAATAAAGTCAAATCAATTGGCGAACATAATCCGTCGCCTTTATCGGTGCCCAATAAGAAGCCGTAAGATGTCAAAATATAAATCGGCTGGCGTAACCCGTTCATTAACCTTAACGGTATCAGTAGGCACATACCGCCGTCCCACCAGTTCATTTGCAACATGGTAAACCCGTCCCTGATCTTCTTCTTTTGCCCCAACGTGCTCGTTACGATAACCGGCTGTTCACTGTTATCTTTTGGGTCAATCGGAGCCTGAACCGGGTAAAACCGCGCATTCGGGTCGTCTGCCAGTATAAAATCAGATATTGCAGTCTTTGCACTTGCAATGTCTGTTAGCGGTATCGTTTGCCCATATTGGGCAAGTATAACGCCTATTGGTGCACCAAACTCAGTGAAGCATTTCAGGCCGTAACCTGTATTTGCCTTTGGAGCGGCGCAAACTTGTAAAACATTTCCTATTCCACTCATTTTAGTATTTTTTGTGCCGGCTTATTTCATCCGACTTGTTTAACAATTTTTATAACGGAAATTCAATTCCAAATTACTAATTTCAATAATATCAACACAGTCAACAACCGGGTTTTTACCATCGTTGTCCCAGTACGGCCATTCCTTGTAGTCCATTGGTATCTTTTCATAGGTTGTCGTTGCAATTGCCCGGCTAATGCTCATTTGGTATAACAACTCCGCAAATACTGGGATTAATACCGGCCGGAAGTTCCTATCATAACGATCCGCTGCCTTATCCGTTGCATTGCTCCATCTGGCTATTATCAATCTCAACGGTGTGCGTGAATCAATACCATTAACAGCACCTTTCTTTTGCGTAATCGGCTGAAACAGGGCAACCAATGGATATTTTAACGCCTGGTTTGCGGTCGACATTTGGGCAAGTGTTTCGTATATCTCAAGCGGAGGTCCGAATTGATAGTTTAGCTTTACAATGGTAGGATCATATTGCTGTAATTTAGCTATAATAGCCGTATTTGCAGCGTTTACAATATCTGCCATTATATCAACTATAATTACCGGATTGGGATAGCTCATATACCTAAACTGTTTTTTATACGGTAAATTTCAGGTAATTGATAACACCCGAATCCATAATACCAACTCCAATTAAAATCTGGATAATACCACTGAATCCCATCAAAGCAAAACCACCAATCAGGAAAACAAACTGCGGTATATTCAGGATAAGTATCCGCATTGTCTTTAAGATACTTGTTTGTCGCCTTATTATACTTAACCATTTGGTTCCAGCTGTACACCATTTTAGGATAAGGGCTGACAGTAATCGCATTTTGCTTTTTCTGCTGTCCCTGGCCTGTATTCATGGTAATCGATACACCTTGCGCATATTGATAGTGCCAATAAACGTAGCACACAATAGCGGTTTTAAAATTTGGTGTAGCTATTAGCGTGACAAACCTCGCGTCTGCCGGTGTTGCTACATAAGCCGCATATAAATCAGTGCCCATTAACTGGGCTAAAAATTCCGGCTCATACTGATCGATATATGCCTGTATATCATTCCCCTGCAAACTAACGTTCGGCAATTGATTGTCTACTACAAAGTCGGCAGGGGATATGATAGTTGGCATTACTTTCGGTATAAAAGATATTTGTTATGAACTGAGTTACCACTTGTGTCTGTCGCCGTCGTTATAATCCGGTAATATAAACCTGGATTACTCGTCAACTGCACTAAGTTGGTAGTGGTCGCTGTATTGGTGAATGTGTAAGTATTTAATGTTGCCCACTGTTCGCCCGTTACTGGCGTCAAATGCGTTTGCAAAACAATCGTGCCCGTAATAGTGCCGCTCGTTTTCGTTATGTCATACTTAAACGTAATGGCAGACCTTCCGCCCGGTATTGTTACCAGTGTTGTGTCACTCCTAACCGCTCCATGAACAAACGTTATTGGCCCCGATATTCGGCCGGCATAATCGTATCCTGGGCCTGGCGCGGGTGATTGTCCATAAGATACAGTACCTAACAAGGTAAATAGTATCAAAATTAACGCGTATTTTATTAACTTTTTCATTACTTTTTACCTCCTTTAGCAGGCTTTTCACTACCCTCAATTAGTTCAACATGGCCGTGTTTCGCCACGGCTTTAGCGGTACTTTCGTGCATTTCGATTTCTTCACCTACCTTGTAAGTGCCGAAATCTTTTTTTACAACTTTTACTTTCATGGCTTAAACGACTGCTGATATTGCGGCCAAAATAGTCGCGTAATCATCGTAAATAAATGCCTGCTGGTCAAGCTTTTTAACATAAGCATGCCAGCGGCTTTCACCCAGGATCACGAACTGATTTTTAATAAAATCATCGTTAATCCATCCTATCTTGACGCGATAACCCAGGTAATTCGATGTGTTGTATTTGCTCATATCTGCAACAAATATCTTACCTGCCGGGATCATCTCTTCAGGCAGAATAGTTACACCGCCGATTTCAACGCGGTTAAACAGCGACGCCATTGGGTAAAGTGGTAAACCACGTTCGTCTTTTGCAGCAACCAGATGAATGAAAAAATCAATCGGGTTAACTAAACACAAAGACGGCATGTATGGCATTTCGTCCTGATAATTATGTGTAACATATACATCTGTGATACACGCGTTAACCACATCCATAAAATTCGGAAAACGAACAGTGTTTGCCATTGCCCCCGCAGCGAATACGCGGCCATATTGGGTCGCGCCAACAAGTGCAGCTAATGCCACATCTCCAAACAGGATAGCACGTTGTTTTTTAATATCATGCTTGTCTTTAAGGAATCCGGTTGCAATTGACTGCAGTCCCAGAATGTCCTGTACTGATTGTTCTGACAAATGCTCCCACGCGGCCATAGTGAACGGCTGTGCATAGCGGGTTTCGATCTTGAAATCGATTTGAGCCTTTGCGTCACCCTCTGCCAATTGAAAAGCAAAGTCGCCATCTTTGGGGACGGATTCGGTATACGGATATGCCGCCAATGATGTGTTAAAATTATTTGTCAGGCTGTTAATGAGGTTAGTCCTCATGTTAACGCGTGACGGAGGCGCCATTTGAACGCCAACCAATTCAGGAATCCCGTCTGGGTTAGTTGCGCTGCCGACAGTTCCAGAACCACCGCCGTCATCAACAATGGCGTTACCGCTTGTCATATTACCAACAGCTTTAACCTCAAACTCAACAAAGCCCTGACCTTTTTGCTTTAGGTTTTTGATGGTTTCAAAGTTTTCCTGAATGAAATCACGAACGGCCTTATTGATACTTTTCAGCGATAAGCCTTTGCCGGTTTCAACCGCCTGGTTTGCCTTTTCTTTAGCTTCGTTGACTTCGGTTTTGAGGCCCTTGATTGTAGTTTCCTGCTCATCAAGTTTTGTTTTCAATGCAGCGTTTTCCGTTTTGAATAAATCAACCTTATCGCCTATAGCCTTAATAGCCGCAACTGTTCCATCGTTGCCACCACCTTCGCCACCAGGATTAGGATCTAATTTAGCACGGAAAAACATCGAACCCGAGGCGCTACCTGGCCCCATAGTTAGAAATACTTTTTTCATGTTAATTTTAATTGTAAATTAAATAATGCTTCAAACAACTCCTTGTTGTTCTGCTGTTTTTGAGTGCTTAATGGCGGCTCATTTTTACCAGTGCTGGATTGCGGCTGATAGTTTTTTACGTATAATGTCGGTGTGAGTGGATTACTCGCAAACACAACCGCGCTACCTTCTCTTTTTTTAGCTTCACGTACACACCAAACATAGCCAGCTTCTTCAGCTATTTCCGGGTTAATACATTGAGCAAGCATTTCATTAAAAAAGTCCATTTCTTTTTTTGAACTTTCGTCATAATATGCAATATCAAAATCAACATACATCATTCCGATTGAATGCTGATCCACCTCACCGCTTGTGTACTTATCGAACATAAGCGGCTGTTTATTTTTATCAATAGTGAAGATGTTGCAATTGGCTTGCATGGCAAAATCAATATCAACACCAATATCTTTAAAGTTCATGCTTTGATTAATATTCTTAGCCTTATTAGCTAAAACACTCTCAAACTTATTTTCGTGTTGCTTAAGTACGGGGTTATATGGATTGTCCTTAACTGTCTTGTTCCATATACCTTGTAAATGCAAGTCCATATGGCTGTCAATCACATTGGTAGTGTTGATAATCGCCTTAACCTCAATTATATCACCCGTAACAGGCTCAATCGTTGGCTTGAACTCTTTTATAAGTTCAGATTTAACCGTACATGACGAATCCGTCTTGTACTCAGTTGCCTTAATTGCGGTTAATTCCTTGATTTTTTTCTTGATATAGTTGGTTTGATCCATCTTATCAGTGAATTTTTTATCAGGGAATTGTTTTAGGGTATAGATCATTTCACAACGCGGTTATTGTTTTATCAATATTCGGCTCGGTTCCTAAACTTAGGTAAAGCAAGCTATTTTCTGGATGTGTATTGAAACAAATACCTGGATATAAGCCACTGCAATTTTCAAAAACATCAATATTGCATACTATTGCGCCATTTAAGTAGCGTGGCCGTGCAGTTCCAATTATATTTTCAATTTTGTAATCTTTTGCTATGGGTATAGAAACTGGAAGGTTTAAATTAAGTTCATTTTTTTCGACTATAACATTTGTATACGAAAAAACTTCTTTTAATGGTTTGCCGTTGATGTTCATTTCTTTACTTCTTTATCTTTTAACCGTTCTTTAACTTGTTGAGTTAACTTGGGATTATTCACTTTTTCCGCCGCCTGTTTTAGACGTTCCGGCTTGGACTGGGACTGCGTTGATTGTTGCATAATCTAAATGTGTAAATTCGGTATCTAAGGTAGAATTAATTTCGTCAATTTTCACACCTGCTTTCATAAAATTTATTAATGCCTGTGATAAGAACAATTGCCCCTGCGCTTTTAGCTTAGCTGAAGCTTGTGTAAATGGCAGGTGATCCCATGAGATTACTATACTTTTTGTTGAATATCCGAAGCGTTTAGTAAACGCGTTCATTAATTGATCTCCGGCTGGCTGCAATGTGTAATCAACATGCGCGCCCCTGGCAATTTCCTGATTTTCATATGTTGAGCCTTTTAATGACGCCTCTAACACGTCGCGCGGGATGCCGAATAATGAACCGACTTTGAAATAATCATCCCAATATGACTTGTCAAGATCTTCTATAACCGCCGATTGCTCCACAAAACGTTTAATATCAATCATTGATTTAACGGCATGAACACTTTTTGTGCCGTTCATCTTAGTTTCAATGTCTTTTTTTTCATCTTCATGTAACGGCGATTGTAGTATATTATTCGGGTCAGCTTTACCAGCGACCATATATTTACCGGCGAACCGTAATGTTATATTCTTACTACCGGCACCGGCCCGTCCGTTAGCTATAATTTGGTAAATAGCATCTATTGTTGACGATCCCCTAAACCAATTTCCGGTTCCGTTACTCAAATCAGGCACGTGCGTTATCCTACCCCATTTTATTTGTTGACTGTCGCCTCCTGAATACCTGTAATTAATTATTAACTCATTGATTAACTTCTCTGTAGCTGATGATAAAACAATCATATCCCTGTACTTATTCATTTCGGCCGGGAATACCATTTTATAGCTATCGAGCATATAAAGTTTATTGGTTGTGCTTTGGGCGCTGTCGCTATCAACGTAGCAATAGGCATTGCCAATCATCTTCCAAAACATATAGTCCCAAAGGAATTGACTTTTTTGCTGAAATGGGTTTGGGTTATTAATTAATGTTATAAATGGGTCGTTTGGTACTATTTTACCATTCCTGTAAACATAAACTTCTCCCATGCTGAACATATCGCATTGAAGCTTGAATACCTTAAGGACAGCTGGATTAGAGAATACTGCCGCTACTTTTAATCGATCATTTGAAAAGTTAGTAAAGTCAGCATTAGGGTCGAGCATAAACATGTCGTTTGGCCCCCACTGTTCGATATAATCGTTAAGCCCGAAAATTGATGCTGCAATACTTTGAAACCAATTCATGTATTATGTTTCGGTAAATGTAAATTAAATTATTGTAAAAAAGAAAAAGCCAGTCAAATTGACTGGCTGATCCAAAGTATAGAACTTTTCAGGAAACTATACAGTTTCTTTTTTAGTGGTGAAATCTTTTAAAAATTGCAGTAGTAATTCTTGGTATTTCGCTTTACCGTTTGTTTTTTTAGCGTCGGCGGCGGCGGCTTCGGCGGCGGCGTAGGCGGCGTAGGCGGCGTAGGCGGCTTCGGCGGCTTCGGCGGCGGCTTCGGCGGCGGCGGCTTCGTAGGCGGCGGCGGTTTCCCTTTTTTCTCTCAATACATCAATAGTAATTATACCTGCCAAATAGTCTTTAGCTGCCTGTATTGCTTCTCTTGGTGCTTTATTGTTGGGGTATTTATCTTCATAAATAGGCAACACACATAATGCACAACCTATAGCGAATTGGCGAAATTCATCTACGGTAAATTCGCAATTATATCTAATAAACCAGGCTTTGTGTTTTAAAGATACGTTTGCTGATAAAATATCAGTAATTGTAAATTCATCATTAGGTAGATAATCATTTTGCCGATTATTGTTTTCGGCATAACATCCAAAATTAGAAGTGTTTTTTGTGAATTCTGTTTTCATTTTGAAAAGTTTTTAAGTCCGAATTATTTCAGTCTACTAATATACTACATTTAATCACATTTGCAAATTAAATATTCTTAATAATCCCATCTTTAAACATCTGACTAACACCGTACGCAATGCCGTCAATAAGGTGATTATCCTGGTCTACCGGCGTTTCGAGCAGTACACCGTTTTTATCCTTGTCATAAGCGTATGTTTCCTGCTCAAATTCGATGTTTGGCGAACGATCAGTATAGCAAATGTTTAATCCCGATAGTAATCCAATCCGGTTAATCAAATCCATTTTTGCGCCAACAGCAACCGCATATTCCCATCCGGCATTACGCAGGCTGAGTATTTTTGTGGGCCTGTTATTATCGCAGCTGATAACCTGGTTATATCCAATGCCGAATGATTTAAACTTCCATGCAACTAGTCCTTCCTCGTCATATCCACGTACGGCGTGTAATTGTTGTTCGCTTAATTCACGCTCAATCTCATTTTCAGATTTGTAATTTTTTTCATCGACATATAGGGTACCGTCATCATATTTTAAACCAACTACTCCCCACGGATCGACCTTTCCCCAGTCGTTTCCAATATATTCAACTTTATTGAGTGATGTGTATTTTTCTGTTGGTACTTTAATCCAGCTGTAGATGCGGCCTTCGACTTGGCCGGGTATACCGAGTCCGTAGACTTGCCATTTGTTTGCCCAATATTGATTTATTATTATTAATTCACCTTTTTCGTTTACAGCGAAATTTCCAGTGGTATTATCAAATTTATATCCGTTTTTCTTGTACAGTAATATTTCATTTAGTTCTGAAATATCCAAATACTCATTATCTAAAAATGTTAGTTTTAAGAATTGGCAATCGTCACGCGGTATTACATGTTGATGTGCCCAAAATTTCTTATTTGGGTTAAAGTCAATAATGACACGCTTGGCCCGGCTGGTCAGTTCCCTATAAGTATCAAATTTTACTTTGTTTGCCTCATTAACAAACATTACATCTGAACGCAATCCTTTGCCGATGTCTTCTTTGTCGAGACCTATAAAGCGTATGAAGCTGCCATTTTTGAATTTATATAGAACGTCATTAGTCCATCTATTACGGTTAAAAATACCGTAAGCTGTCATTACTTTTAAAAAATCTTTAATTACGGTTATCTTCATTTTAGATAACTCGTCACTTGCTATGAATATTTCTTTATTTGCGTTTGATGATGCGAAGTCAACTAATAGCATTAGTATGGCAAAGGTCTTGCCGGCTCCCTGGCCTCCCTGTACACACCATATACGTTTTCTAAGCGCCGATATTTTCCTGAGTGCTGTCGTCGGCTGCAATATCATCTGATAGTGGGTTATTTGTCAATAATTTTACAGGGGTAACGTCATCAACCTCCATACGTTCAACATATCCGCGTTTTTTGCCTTTTGTTTTAAGATAGAATATGATTGCGGTGTCGGATGGCGGTTGATCGTAAACAACCGGTTCGCCTTTTTGGTTATACACTTGAACGCTAACTCCATCTATCTTTTCAAATAATTTACTCTCAACAAAATCGATAGCGTTTTCCTGTATATCTTCTGCGGCTTGTCTGAACTCTTCATCATTTTTATACCAATTATAATATGTCTGTCTTGACATGTTATTCATTGATGCACAGGCAGTTGAGATAATTCCCCTTGAATTATCAAGAATTTCAAGAAATTTCTTTTTTATACTGTCCATTCTGTAAATCTATGTCTTTTTTACCAACTTATCAAACCCATCCAACGCTTTTTCAATATCGGCCTCATTTGGTTGGTTAAAACCGATGATTTGCCAAAAGGTAAACTCATTTAAACAAATGTAATAGTTATGTCTTAAATCAATACATAAGCGTTGCCATTCAAGTTGAGATTTACTTACATTATATTTTCCGAACTTAAATTCGATAAATAACACTTCGCCGCCAGGATTAAGCCAATACATATCGCTCGCACCTGGTACCTGTCCAAATCCTGATGTATTTGCCCGCAGTGAGTTGTTATACACACATACGAGGCGCTTCCAGTCGTTAGGATAGAAGAAATAAAGCATCTCAGCACATTTTGATTGTAGTTGTTGCTCTGACTTTGGGATGCGGTTGAGTAGTGATTTGAGGTATTGGCGGTTTTGTTCTCGGCGTTGGTGGGGGGTTAGGTGTGTTTTCATAAAATTACAAAAGTTACAAAGTTTGATAAAAAATTACAAATATGGTGTTTAAACATGTAATTTTTTTGATATTGACAATCAGATAGTTAAGTCTAAAAAATGTCATTATTACTAAAATTACAAACATTTTATATATTTAGCGTACGCGTGTGTTTTTATATATAATATAGGCATATAGTTGTAACTTTAGTAATATAGTGCCTAATGTATTGATAATGTGTGTTTTATAAGTTACAAACATGGTTTTAACTTTGTAATTTTTGGCCTAAGTTTGTAATTTTGGTAATCAACTTAGTAATTTTTTTTGGCTGTTGCTTATTACATTTCGATTACAATTGGTGGCTTTCTGTTAAATGTATAGTACCGTTCAGACATATAAATATACTCATCTTGTGGCAATGGCATCGTGTACCCGTGATAATCGGCATATATACGTAGCCATTTGCTTAGTTTTTGCTTGCTAAAATATTTATCCTTTAATTTTTCGGGATACTCACGAATAAAATCGTTATAAAAATCGGATTTTTTAACCGTTACTAATAGTCGCCCTTGCATAAATTCAAGGAAATAATAATCAGTTTCGGCAATCATTTTCTTTTCAGGAAGGTTGATTAAATCCTGCTCAATAAGGCCATGTGTTAGATATAATTGGCAGCACATTATCATATAATTATCGAATTGTTGCCATTGAAATTCATCCCAACCAGAAAACATCATGTGCCCAAATTCATGATCTGGTCGAAACTTTTTTGTGTAGTATTGGGTTATTTCCAGTTCGTGCTTACGGCGATCGTGGCTATTACCAGTGCCGCGTAATGCGTAATTTGTTGATACGCCTATTTTAGGGGAGTTTTCAAAGTCGATATAAATTTCGTCCTTACCTTTTTTCTCAACCGCTATACCCTCGGTAATTACAGAAAATAGACGCTCGAAATCGAATGACTTTTTAACATCGTCGAAAAATATCAACTTAGTATCAGGTGAAACTCCCTGGTATATGAAGTTCTTGTCAAAACTGAATGTTTTACCGTCTATCCTAAATAACTTAACAAATTGAGCGATTGCACGAAAAAACAAACCCTTACCTGTGCCACCTTCAGGATTATCGCTCATAACTTCGTCGTTTAAAATTATCGCCGGGCAATAGGCAGCTGATTTGTAATTGTGAAGATAAAAACCCAAAGATGTGCATAGAGAATTAACGCGTTTCGGATCACCTTTTGAAATGTTGCTAATAAAATTAGCCCAATCTCCTTTATCTGAAATTTCAGCCGGCTTGTATTGTCTGGGTAGTATCTGGCTTTCCCAAATAAAGCCATTTAAGTCACTATATGGATGTTGTGTTACTTTTCCGGCTGTTATTTTAACAATGCAGTTTTGAAAGTACAATTGCATTGCATCGTGCTTATCTTTACGAAACTCAACCTGCTTTTCGGGGAGTGTCATTAGAAAATCATCAGATATAGCTTCCGTTATTTTTTTAAGAGCGAATTGGTGTATATAAGGGGGGCATTTTTCTACATTTAGCAGGAAATTAATAACCTCGTCTGCCAGGTCCTTTTTACCAACTTGTTTAACGATGTTATCAATTACCCTGATAGGTACGAAACGATCAATTGAGGTTCGAAAAATAAAATATCCCCGTTCGGTATAAAAAAAGTGAAGCTGCGGCAAATTCCATTCCCACCCGCCATTGCTTTTAGGCTGATATATATTAGCATGCGCAAATTCGCGATCAGCTGCAATATGAGCGATGGTAAGTTTTTGGCTCATAAACTGGCAGCATTTTGTATTATCAGTTGAGATATTACCTTACTGCGATTCACTTTTTTTTCAACCAAAATAGCCTCTGCCTCCCTGGATAACGATATGGTTATTTTGGCTGTTTTTTCCTCTTTTGTTTTTGATTTACGGCCCATAAAAATGATGATTATTTAGTTTTTAAAGATACGTAAAAATAAATTAAAAAAAAATGAAAAAATATGTAATTTTTATTTGCAATTACGATAAAAGTATGTATCTTTATATCATGAAAGCAATAGCATACCGTTACAACACAATAAAAAGAGAAGATCGTAAGTTTAACACTTGTGGTGCCGAAAAAAACCCATTGGCGCTTAAATTTTACGCTTCAAATTTAACCTATGCCGATAATTACAAATTTGTTTATAATTATGACGGTGAAGTTAATTATGAGTGCCAATTAGAAACTGTTGAGGTTGAAATTTCAAACCTTTTCGACATGGATGTGAATTTCGCATCACTTGATACCTACAAAAACTATGTTGCTGAATTAATTGGTCGCCAAGTCGCTCATTATACTGAAATGGCTAACAAAGCTAAAAAAGTAAGCGAGCGCAAATTTTGGCTTAATTTCATTGCAGACACAACAAAAAATGAAAACCAAGTCATTTCTTCTTTGAAATCACAGGAGTTTCAAAACTTGAGTGATTTTTCAAACCAACTGCTTTTGGTTTCTGAATTAAAAGCACTTGGTTTCAGCGGATATACCACAAAGAACGAAATTGTAATTTTCTAATATAATGACATATAAAATAATCTTCACCAATTGTGCGCCAATGATAATTAACCACTGTCATTCACGCGCCAACGCTATTGATAAGGCTATCTTGCAAAAGAATTGCCCTGCATACGGAGAAAATAAAACACAAAAAAGAAAGGCAATTGTATCTGCAAGACGATACGATTGAGCCTTTTTTATTTCCCATAAACACTAACCAAATGCGAAATTATATGCGTTTTAGGCTCAAAACTGGACCTTTCGTATAATTCCTTAAAAGCATAAAACATCAATTCCCTACGCTCGTTAATGCTGATTATTGGCACCTTTTTAACACGATCTGCCGCCTCGGCAATAGCAGACATTAAAGCATCATGTGAATTGCGTTTTATGCCTTTTTCCGCGCATATGCGCAACTTTACTATCATATCAGTATAAACTACCTCACGCGGAATTTTGTGACCGCACCAACGGCATTCGGTACTACTCATGTAAATTCTAACATGGCAGGCCGGGCAGTTTTTCATTGGAGCTACCCCACCCTCTTTAATCTTATCAGGGTGTAAAAAATACATTTCCCAGTCGTGGCGCTCATTCCAATGTCCGAAACCCTCTGAATCAATATTACCACCCATGTCTATGATAATAAAATATGGCTTAGTTAAGCCGGCTTTAATTTGATCTGGTTTTAACACACGCGCCGGCCGTCCTCCGCATTGTATCCATAAAGGCAATGACTTGGTTTTACGGTTGAATATTTCGCCCTCAATAGTCGTATCATCAAACCCGGTGGTAAGAATGCCACAATTATTTAAGATGGCGCCAGGCGTTTCACGTAGCCATTTAAGCGTTTCTTTTCGCAGGTTTTTGTCCCGTTTTAACGATTCAGAATCGAGCGAACGGGATGGATAACCCGCAGCTAAAAAGGCATTGTTAACCAAATCAGAATGCTCAATAGTCGAATTATAAACCAACATTTTTTTACCCTCTGCATACTCTTTATAAGCATGAACGACAGCCTCAACTAAACGAGGTTTTGAGAACTCAATGCCCATTTGCGTCATGTTATAATCGTTTCCACCGCGCGAAATTTTGCCAATATCCTGATCGATATCATGATGTATTGGCGGTGTTAATCTCCCTAATCTGATAAGGTCATTTATAGGTAAAGCGCAAACAATGGTTTGAAAGTAATTTTTAAGCGGCTTTCGTTTATCTGAACTAATTGGCGTTGCTGTGAATCCCAAAACGATAACAGACGGATCTGGTTTATAATGGTCGATAACCTTAAAAAATTCCCCGCGATGGCATTCATCGACAATAAGCATATCATAGCTGAATTTATCAACTCCGTGTTTGGTTATTTTATTATTGAATTTTTCAACCATTTCAACGGCTATTCCGTGTAATTTGAAATCACGTAACATTTCCTGTGCCTGAATAAGTAATTCGTCACGGTGTACTAAAATCAGCACCTTTGCGGATACGTTACGGGATAGATATCTGGTAAGTAGGTAAGCAAAAACGACTGTTTTACCGAATCCGGTTGAAGCCTGGCAACACACGCGCGTAAATCCATCCCGAAGTTTCGAGATAATTTTATTCGTGAAGTCGATTTGGTCGGGGTAGGGGGTTATCATAAAGAAGAATGGTAGATAAGTTTTTGATCTAATGTATCAAGTAAAAAACCACATGTATTTAAAATATCTGCTGTGTATTGCTTTACATTTTCGACATCATCGGACATAATTGCATTTTGCAATTTTCCAACGTGGTAATATAATTCAAATAAAAATTCTTTCTTTGACATATTAGTCCAGTTATCCCCTTTGTGTTTATTAGCCTCTAATTCATCAGCCATAACACCCCAAACAAGCCTTAATATTGCATCCTTTTTTTCCATAATCGTTAAAATTTAAGCGACCCGTGTTTCCCAGTTTTTTTATAAGCACTATTCAAAGTAACCTCGATTTCCCCCAATTTAAAATCATCCGAACAGTTTAATTAAAAGGGTTAAAATATGGATAGCAATAATAAAAATCCATAAGTATTCAACTATTTTAAGGTTTGCATCAATAGATTTATTAAGCCTATTTGTTTTTTCTAAATTATTCATAATCTCAAAATTTAAGTGTCCCAAATTTATGTGCTGTTTTATCGTATGCTGATTTTAATGTTCGTTGAATTTCCTCTAACTTAAAATCATCAGCCTGAAACCGACTGACCAAACTAATCGCATAATCTTTATTTATCCCAAACTCGCTTAAACCGCAGCAAAGACGATATAGATTAACGTTCCTGGCCCCGGCGACTATCGGGAATTTACGATCAGCCCAAACCATTAGCCGGCGCGCTGTTTCCTGATCAGACAGGGATGTTTTGTTATACTTAATTTGAACCGGTTGCGGGTCGAATATTTGTCCTTCCCATACCCGTGAGTCCGGATTAATCTGTAATTCAGGGTCATAAGATTCAAAGCAGATACGTGAAACATCAAACATATTAACGTCAAAATATTCGCAGTTGTAATATGCCTGTATAGCACGGAAATAGGCTTTGTGCATCAGATATGAACTCGCAAAAGGGACTGGCTCAGGTATCCTAATTATAACTTTCAATCCCATCCCTGACGGACTGGTAAAAACAGAGTAAGTATATTCGTCAGATTCCAACGTGTCACGCCACATCTGCAGTGTTTCTAAATCGGGGAATTTATCAAAATCAAGGCAGATAAAACCGGAATGCCTGATTAAACCAGATATCGCCCTTGCACCAAACTCGCCGCCAAAAATAATACATGGTAGCTTCTTTTTGGCGGCTGAGTATGCTTTATATTCTGTTTGGGCCTGGCAATTTTCAACCAACTGTTTTGACTTGCCATTACGAATGCGTGATAGTGCGGTATCTATCGGCACGTAATATGGCGTCATAGTGTAAAAGTTGCGATATATGGTAATCATATCAAATGTGACTTATTTAAGTTTGACCTATTTGATTTATACAAATGATGCCTGATTCTGATATTTATCTTGCTTACTTTTTGAGGACTTTTTTCATTTTCGCATAGAATTAAATCGCGCCAAATATACCAACCGCCTGAATTTTTAATATCATCGTTAATATTTTTGTTGGAGCAGTGCATGGTTAGTATTGTCCAGTTTCAAACAAAGATCCCTGCCTTTTAGTTAGGGCCGCGTTATTGCAATTTTTAACAGCCTCGTTAAAGTACGAATCTTTCAATTCGCATCCAATAGCAAAACGTCCGTTATTAATCGATACATACGCCTCGCTGCCAGTACCTAAGAATGGTGTTAAAACAGTATCGCCCGGATTGCTAAACATTTGCATAGGCCTATGAATTACTTCAAGTTGGAGGTTTGCAATATGCTTTTCATCGCCCATATCAGTACCCGCCTTACCATTAAGTACATCGGTACGTTTTATATCCATCCATACGGGACTGGCCCACTTTTGCCATAAGTTGAGCGGAATGTTTTGTTTTGTCAAGTGGTTAACAGGCTCCCAGTTACTTTCATCGCTACCGTCCCACTTTTTGAAGTAACGCATATATTCAGCCATACCGTAACCGGAAAGAACGGAATTTGAGGTTAGCGTTTTATATAAAAGTCGTTGGGTTTTTGTACGTTGCATCTCCAGTACAGGATCACACCAGATCGTTGTTTTGCTGTGTAGCTTAAAACCTGTGCGTTCGTTTGTTTTCAGAATTAAATCAAGTTCAGCAAGTCTTGAATTGACCGTAATTGAAATCAAAATCTCATTAAGGGCCTCAATTTTAGCCAATAATAAATCACGGCGGTCTGATAATTCCATTATTTCATCTACTTGAAAAATCTCAAATTCTAACTCGTTTATTCGCTTTTTTATCTGATTGTAAAGAGGAATTTCTGCAATTAGTTTTTCGCGCTCTTTAATATAATCAACGACGAGGCAATTCTGAATGAACATCGTATGTTCATCAGTAAAGTTATCCATTCCTGTAAACCCGGATGAATTTTTATAAACCCCCAAGTCCTTAGTGTGGCATGCCATAATGCGGCCCGGCTTAAGAACGCGGTAACACTCTTTAATGATAAATTTATACTGTTCCCAAAATGCCGCGTCATCGTCGTTATTACCCAAGTCGTGTATATAATTTGAGTAGGTAAACAATGACTTGAACGGTGGAGAGAAAATAATAAAATCAACTGAATTATCAGCCAATCGTTTTAACTCAATGGCGCTATCTCCTTTCATTAGCCACATGTGCGGTGTTTTTACCTCTTTAAAATCGTAAGTGTCTAAAAGTCCGTATGTTTTGCCGTTGATGGCTTTCGATACTTCGCGGATAGATTCGTTGTGTTGTTGTTCTTTCATTTTAATATTTTGGAGTACGTTTTGCATGGTATCGGTAGTCATTAGCCAACAGTTAACTGTGTGCAGCTGGCCGAAGCGAAGGAAACGGCGAATAGCCTGGTATAGTGCCTCAAAGCTGAAATTAAACGAGGCGAATATAGTATTATGGCAATGTTGCCAGTTTAGGCCATATTGAGCAAGTTTTGTTTTGGTTATTAACACGCGGATTTTACCATGTGAAAAATCGGCAAATCCCTGCCGTTTAATATCCTTTTTATCAGATCCTGTTACATTAACGCTTCCGGGAATTAATTTCAACAATTCCTCCGCTTCGCTATTAAGTGTAACCCAAATGCAAAACGTTTCGGTTGAATTATTAACAATTTCGGCAACTTCGGCCAATCTTTCAACTTTGGTTAACTTCAATTCCCGGCTGAATGATGTTGCATCGACCGCAACGTCATTAAACATCTTTCCCGGCCTGGATGCTGTTTTTATTTGCCTTTCAATGTAATTTAATGGCGGCAAATCATATCCCGGTTC